CAATCGGTTTTTGTGTTGGATGTATTTTATTTTTGTCATCAACTGAAATATGTAGTTTTTTATAAACTTTTGCTGGAACTTTACAATTAGTCCAAGCCATTTCACACATTGCAAAACTAAAATCTTCTGCATTTGATTTCTGCCAAATAATAAAATATTCGCTTGTTGGTAATTCAAAGTTATTCGCACCCCAAATGATTTGATTTTTAGATACTCGAAACAACTCGTTAAAATATTCTTTTGTTGGTTTTTCATTATTCCATTGTCCGTTTTCGCTTCCGTGCTTATTTACGTGGCTTCCGCCTTTTTTAAAGCGTTCTAATCCATAAGGCGGGTCTACAATAGCTAAATCAAAATGGTTATCTGCATAGCGTTTTAATGCCGTCACACAATCTTCCAAATAAACCTCCGAAGAAGGCACTGCTGGTAACACGTGCTTTGCAAAAGCGGGGGTTTCGTCTATATTTTCAACTTTCTGCATCTATTTAACTTTTGTAATTAATTGAACATTTGTACTCCGAAGCCCCACCATCGCAAAGCCGTAGACGTTACTGGTAATTTTACCTACTAAGACTATTTAGATAATCCCGAACCATTTTTTTTACTTCATAAACTTTTGAAATTGGAATACGAAAAGCAGTCGTTTTCGTTGGTTCGTTGTATTTAGGCTTTGCGCCCGCATTTCTGCGAGCACCGCCTCTTATTGTTCTTTTTTGCATTGTTTGAATTTTGATTTTAAAAATGCTTCTATATTTTTTTTACTGAAATTAGCTTCAATAGACCAACTAAAGTCAATACCGTCAGTTTCAATGTCTATAAAATTGATTGTGTTGCCTATTTTTTTAGCAACTATTATTCTTTCATTATCAACTTTATAAAAATTAATACTATGCATTTAGCATAGTATTAATTCATTATCTTTCATTATTTTGAACACACGTTCTTGCATAACTTTGAAGTTTCCAGCACTCATACTAAATGAAAGCTCAGATAGAACTTCATTAAGATAAATCATAGCAGCCATATTATTAGGATACTTTGCAAATTCCAAAGCGTCTATTGCTAATTCTTTTTGAGTTGTCGGTGTTTCTGTAGGTATAAACATAATTAAAAGTGTTAAGATAAAAACTTCGTTGTTGTTATCTGAGTACAAATCTACAAAACAGTATTTGAATACGCAAACTTTTTCAAAAGAAATTTTAATTTATTTTTAATTACACGTGAAAAAATAAAAACTACCAGTAACAACCACTACAACCTACCGCCAAAACTAAGCGAGTGGATAGGCGGCAGGATGTAGTTTGAACGTTACCTGCAACCGCCAAGTATTGTGCATAATTATTGTTTCTCATAAATATTACCCCATATTTCAAGATTTTCTTTTCCGAAATAATCTACCATAGAAACTAAACTAGAACCATTTTTAGCATACGAATTATCAACACACCAAACGCCACTTTCTATATCATATACAACTGGATGCATACTACTTATATCGTTTCCATCTTCGTCAAATTCAATATCAATCAATAAATCATTTTCAAATATTTCATTTCCGTTTTTATCTTTAATTCCAGAAGATTGCATTAAAAATTTTTCATCTCCATAATGAAACATAAAAGATTGTAATGTTTCTAAATCAGGCGTTCCTTGAACTGCCATATAATTTTGTGCTTCAATCCAAGCTCTAAATTTTGGTATCATAATTAAAAATTTTTACGTGGTATGCCACTAACAGTAGTCTTGAGCTAGTGGCAGTTGGTTTTGTGTCCGAAATGACTCGGATAGTCTTAATGATTGTTTTATTTTTGTTATTATTTGTGATGAACCGTCACAACGACGACAAAGCCACAGGACGTTATGTGAGATTGTTACGAAACGTCTAATAATTCCTAGCCCCACAATCTAAACATTCATCTAATCCATCTTCTCTTTTTATATTTTGATGTTTAAAAACTGTATGTGTTTCAAGATAATCAAAAATATCATTAATATCTTGAATGTTATAATATCTAAATATTTTTTCTACTCTATCAAACCTTTTTCCTAGTACACAATCAAGTCTATAAACCCAAGTGTATTTTTTATTAGGTTCTTCATTTTCTCGCAACCATATTTTATAATCTCTGAAACTAGGGCAAATAACCGCAACCTCACATAACAGTGGTTTTGACTTATTGCCGTTTTCGGCTTCATTTGATGAATTGTTTGTACTTGTATTCATAGTTTTTTAAATTAAAATTAGTCTTGTATTTTCGGCAACAAGACAAAGCCACAAACGTTATAAGGCAGTTTAGAAGAACCGAAAAACAACATAAAATTTAAAAATGGAAAGAATAAAAGAATTATTACAGTCCGAAATTTCAAAAATCGCTAATTCAAATCCTTATAACGGAGACCCTACTATTAAAGGGATGATTAATAGAAGTAATTACGTAATTGAAAACGACCAAAAAGTAAAAGACATTATAACTGAAATATCTGATAAGTTTATAAAAGAAAATAATCTTTCCGAAAGCGATTTGGAAGAATTGACAACTATACGAAATGATTACTATTTAAAGTTCATGAGAAGCATGGCTTCCGATTTTAACGATTAATATTTCGAGATCAAAATGACTAAGTTTTTTATTTATTTTTTCTGCTTTTTTTAGAAGTTTATTTATTCTTAAAAGATATGTATTAGCTTCTTTTATTGTTTCTTTTGAAATTGACATAATATTTAATTTAAAATTGTTTCCGACTTAAACGGTGCGGAAGCGAAACCGAAAATGATGAAAGAAAACATCAACATTATAATTAGATTTTAATTAAGGTTAAAACCTCGCTTACGTTACAAACGAGGTTTTTTAGGCGTCTCGCCTACTGAGATAATCTAAGTTTAACTTTTAATGTTGTGAAAACATGGAAACAATTATTGCTTTAGCATTCGTATACTTAATTGTGTGCGAAGCCAAAAAATAATTAAGCTGGACTTAGTTATTATCTTTTATTTTTAAGAACATCGCTCGTTATTTTTAACGAGCTTTGTTTTTCGAATTAATAAAAAACACGAAACCGAAAATAAAACCGCCTTATAACAGCTACTACAACGGATTTGGGCAATTGGCTTAATTTGAAAATGGTTTTGTATTTGGATGATTTGGCAAATCCGAAGAATGGACTTAATTTAGTCCCAAACCCGCTGTAGTACCAGAACGTTAGCGGTAATTATTTAAGACCTGCATCGTCTAAAATTTCTGAAATAGTTTCGTTATACCAAATATAACCTTCCACTGAAAAATAACAATCCGTACCACAATATTCATCCATTCCATTATAATTATCACTTTCGTGTATTTCAAAATTATATTTTTTCATTAATAACTTTAGTTCCTCTTTAAAATCTGATATTTTTTCTTTTGCGTGTTTAAATTCTATATCTTCCATAATTTGTAAATATTATAACTACTGCTAACAGCTAGTACAACCCAGCAGTAGTATTGGTGATTAATTGTTTTATTTGTGTGTATTTGGTTTTATTTTCGCTTATCCGAAGCATAACGCACGCTTGCTACTGCCGTGTTGTACTAGCGGAACGTTATGCACAAGCACTACCTTATCGTTTTCAAAGAAAATTTACATTATAGACTAAATCCTTTTCTTCCTTATTCATAATGTATTTACCTGCTTCAAAATCGCTTCTTACCCATTTAGCAAGAAAATCTACTTCTCCTTTTCTTTCAACCCTATAAACCATTCCTTCGGGGTTTTCATCAGGCATAATTCCGTATGTTTTTTTGTTTAGTTCGGGCAATATATTTTCAACAGTTTCTGATTTTCCTCTGTGTAATAGTCTTGGAAGTTGTATTTCATATTTATTATAAAAACTATCCAAAACATCAAAACTGCTTCTTTGATTATTTGCTGTAAAATGGTCAAAGAAGATTATCGGTTGTAATCGGCTATCAATATTATATTTTATTCCGTGTGCTTGTGCCAGCCATTCTCCTGTAATTCTTTCTCCATTTTCTAATAAATTCATCCAAGTCATTATGTTTTTATAAACCCAATCACTAAATAAATGATGTTGCTTGTAAGGACTTGTATTTGCAATATATCCACTTCTTGTAAGCGCAACTATTCTATTGTCAATTTTTCCAATTCCTACGTTAGAACCGTCATATTTTTCAAATACAAAAATTTCATCATTTTTGTCTCTAACCTTTTCAGTTAAAATTCTTTCTTGTCCTTTATCAATAAAATGGTCTCCAGTTCCTAATTTTGAATTTGACAAGTGAGGAATAGAACCGTAATTTTTAATACCTAATGGTTTCATAAGTTCGTTTATTTTAAAAACCCGTGCCAGTGCATAAAAGCAATTTGGCAATATGTCGGTTTTAGTTATTAATTTAAAGTTTAGTAATTCTAATCCGCTACTTCTCATAGCACCATACTAATGGCAATTAGCTCAATAAGTCGGTTAAGAATTTACCATAATCAGAAATATCTTTTTGAAACATAATATCAAAACCTATCGGATGATATTTTTGATTAAATCCGTAGTGTAATATTTGCCAAAAACTATATCTATCGTAAATTTCAATATAATTACCAGCTTCATTTTTTAATGATAATCTTATTCCTAATCTATCATCATTTTTAATATCTCTATCTTTTGAATTAAAACCACGAGTAGATAATTGACGAATAACTGCCACTAACAGTGGTTTTGACTTATTGTCGCATTCGGCTAAATTTTCAGTTTGTTTTGTACTTGTATTCATTCTGTTTAATTTAAAAATTAGGTCTTATTTTATTGGCAACAAGGCAAATCCACGAAAAGTCAGAAATACTGCTTTTGGTTTTCAAAAAAATCAAGTTCAATCTCGATAGTTCCTTTTACAGTCCAAACTGAACGGTATTTTTTAGCATCTTCAATATTATCAAAAAAATCATCTTCAAATAATTCTTCTCCATCCCATATTTGATTATATTCAGGACTTCCCCAACTTTGATTAAGCCAATATTTCCAATATTCGTCTCCTATTCCAATTTTAGCGAGTAAATCATATAATTCCTGCCCTTCATCAAATGAAAAGAAATCCCAAACCCACCCGCTTCTAATTAATGTTACTTTTTTTGGATCATAATCCAATGGTTCATACCACGAAAAATCAACTAACATTTCAATTTTTAAAGGAATAGATTTATTAATACAGTTCTCAAGTTCACTTTCATCAATATCTATTTCTTCATCATCTACAATCTTATAGTTTTGAAAAATAGATGTGTCAATTTTTTTAAGCAATTCTAAATAAATCGTTTTCATAATAATATTTTGTAGTTAAAAATCCGAACTACTGATAACACACATATGTAGCTATTGTGAGATTGTTGTTTACATAAAACAAGTAAAACTCTTTCAATTCAACTTCTGTCATTCCTATTAATTCTGCTAACTTTTTCATGATCTCTATTTTTTAATTGTTATTCGAATACAAATATATATCTATTTTCGATATAAAAATGTTAATGTTTTGTTAAAATTAAAAATAAGTATTAAATAAATCAATCTATACATTATCTTTGGTAAAAATTTAAAACACTAAAACATTATGAAAAGAATTTTATTAACGTTGTTGAAACTAATCAACAACTACACAAACCACCAAATCACACCTAAAGAAGAAGCTGAACAAATATTAAAGTATATGCTATTAAAAAGCGATACTAAAAGAGTAATCGAAGTTTACAAAGAACTAGACAAAGCTGTCGAACATGAAATGGATAACCGAGCATTTGATGCTTTGAGAACTGCTAAGTTGATCCAAAGTCAATGGGGGGTAAAATCAATTTTAAAAGACCCCGCTTTCGACAAGCCTATTAATGATGTAAAAGTAGTTTATGAAAAAGTTAATTAAAATGCAAGAAAATTATGAAATTACTTACGATGTTGATTATGAGTGTGATACTATTCTAAGTGTAAACAACTATCATTATAGAAATCTAGTTCAGTACATAGGTTGGAATGAGGGTGACTTTATAATAGCGAGCAAAAGCACCGTTGGTATATGGAAGAAAAAAGGATTAAAAATTGAAAAATTAAATATATGAGAAAACAAATTATTGAAATCTTCGAAAAAAAAATTGAAGATAAAACTTTAAAAACAGGCAATATCTGCCCTACAACAGTAAAAAACTGGAAGAAGAAAAACACCAGAATGTACATCGATAAGGTAGAGAAAGCCATGGAGGAAAACAACATCCCTGACCCATTCTTTTGGGACGGTAGTTATGACGGGCTTCTTGAAATCAATGCCGAGTGCGCCAAGAAACTAGGAAAAAACAGCTTGAAAATAGAGATAACAATTAATCAATAGAAAAAAAATGAGTAACCTACCAAAAATAAAAGACATTTACTCGGACAAATTAACAGTTCAAAAAGACGATGTTTTTGTAACTTTAATGAATCAACCTCCGCAGCCAAAATGGGTAAAAGAACATCCGTTTATTAAGGGATACAAGTATTTGCCTATTGAAAGAGTTGAGTATCTTTTAAAGACAATATTTAAAAGATACCGTATAGAAATCACTGGACAAGGGCAGTCTTTTAATGGTGTTTGGGTAACGGTAAGAGTTCATTATTTACACCCAATTACAAATGAATGGGATTTTCACGACGGCATCGGAGCGAGTCAATTACAAACTGCAAAAGGAACAAGCCCCGCAGATTTAGGAAACATCAATAATGGAGCTTTATCAATGGCTTACCCTAATGCAAAAACAATAGCTATAAAAGATGCTTGTGACCATTTTGGGAAATTGTTTGGAGCAGACTTGAATAGAAAAGATGTTATAAGTTATGAGCTAGATTTAACACTAATTGAACTAACTCCTGAACATCCAAATTGGATAAAAGTAAAAGAAGCTATTAAAAGCGGTAATTTCACAATTGAACAAGTAAAAACTAAATATACATTAAGCGATGAAAATGCAAGAGAGCTTCAAAATTAGGGCTAGTTCTAGCGGAAAATTGGCGACAGAACCGAGGAGCAAAAACGAAATTTTATCAGAAACTACAAAGACTTACGCAAAAGAATGGCTGACTGAAAATATTTACGGAATACGAAAAGAAATAAAAAGCAAATATCTTGACAAGGGAAACGTTTTAGAAGATACTGCAATCGATAAAGCTATTGATTGGCTAGACTTGCCTTTTGCAATTAAGAATGAAAAGTTTTTTGAAGATGACTTTTTTTGTGGTACTCCTGATTTAATTGTTGATGGTGTTGTTTATGATATTAAATGCTCTTGGGATGCTTTTAGTTTTCCTTTATTTGAAAATGAAATACCTACCAAAGATTATTTTTATCAGTTACAAGTTTATATGCATTTGACAGGATGCAAAAAGGCAGTACTTACTTATGTGCTTTTGAATACTCCTGATTTTATGATTTACGAAACTAAGCACGAATACGATGCAATGGATAAAAAATATCGCATCAAAACTTTTGAAATAGATTATAACTTAGAAGTAATTGAAAAATTACAGAATAAAGTTAAGAACGTTAGAAAATATTTACAAACATTAAATTATTAAAAATGAGCAATCAAAAAAACTTAAGCGGTTCAATCGCTTTAACAAAATTACAAAGTGCTTTTTATACGACTAAAAAAGGCTCGAAATGTTTATTAATACCTATAAATGAAAATCATTTACAAGAAAAAGATGGAGCTATTTATATGTCTATTTCTGTTATTGTTCGTGATGAACAAGATAAATATGGTCAAAATGGATTTATCGCTCAAAATGTAGGTAGTGAAAAATACAAAGAGCTTGGAAAAGAAAAAGTAAAAGATTTGAATTTACCAATTTTAGGTAGCATAAAAGATTTTACTATAACAAACAATAGTGATAGCTCCGCAATACATGACGCTGTTATTATTGAAGGCGAAGAAACAGACAATCTCCCGTTTTAAAAATTATTAACCAGCCACCCTTTCGCTGAGAAAAAAGAAAATAACTAGGCTAGAGTATCGCGAGAGGGTGGCATAAAAAAATATTTTGTCTTAACAAATGAAGAGCTAAAAAAAACGAAAATGAAAAACGAAAAAGAATTCAAAGAGTCGATAAAAGAAACTAAAACTTTCAAAGATTTTCCAAAATTCAAACAGGATTTGGTATTAAAAAGGGCTAATTTGCTGAAATTGTACGACAAATACCATCAAGGCATCAGATACGGCATAGACTATTTAAAGCAAAATCCAAATCTTTTAGAAAACGATGTTAAATTAATAACCGATGTGTTGGAAATTGAAAGTAAAAATTAGTATATTTGTTAAACCCTGAGAGGGGTTTTTTTATCTATTAAATTGTAAAAAAATTTACATCATGAATAAATATGAAGTGACACGAAAAGTAAGAAGTAAGTTAAATCACGAAACCCAAGAGGAGGTATGTAAAAAAATAGGTATAACACGTCCTACATTGAATGTTAGGTTAAAGAACAATAACTGGAAAGTAAGTGAAATTTATTTAATACAAACAAAACTATGAGTAAAATTTCACTATTTCCAGAGGGAAAAATAAGCCAAAAGACTGGCAAACTATCTCCTTCGTCCGTTCCTTTTACAAATATTGAGTTTGAGGATTATTTGGATAAAATAAAAGACGGAGAGTTTCAAGATGAGGTTCTGGCTTACAGGACAGGGAAAATAGAAAAAGCAAAATTAAGGGGGGTCACTCCTAGTGGCGTTTTTTCGTATAGAAGCGCAAACAATCTCGTTCAGCACTCTGGCTTTATAGGTATCGATATTGACACAAAAGATCAGATAAGGGATGATTTTAGTATTTTACGTGAGGATTTAAAAAAGGACAGCTACACGTTTGGTTTACACGACTCAGTAAGCGGAAAAGGCGGTATTGTTGTTTATGTAAAAATAACACCAGAAAAACATTATGATTCTTTTCTCGCACTAGAAAAATATTACTTAGATAATTACAAAATAATCATTGACAAATCCTGTAAAGATGTAAGCCGTTATCGATTTGTTTCATATGACCCTGAAACTTTCGTTAATAAAAAATCAAGGACATGGAAAACTTATTTGAAAAAGACCCAAATAGAGCCAAAAAGTAATTTTGTTTTTTCTGATTTTGATTTAGATTATGTATTTCAGCAAATATCAGACAGAGGGATAGATTTAACTTCCGAATATCACGACTGGTATAAAATAGGTGGCGCACTTCAAAATCATTACGGAGGTCAAAAAGGAAAAGATTTGTTTCATTTAGTTTCACAATTTAGCCCAAAATATAATGCAAATTCTGTGGATGATTTATACAACATCATAGAAAAAAGAAGCGCAGAAAAAATAGCAACAATTGGGACCTTTCTTTGGATGTGCAAAAGTAATGGCATTGAAATCAAAACAAAAAGAACAGAAGCGATTGAAAGAGTCGCTAAATTAAGGAGAAAAAGTATAGGCACTTCTGGAGGCGCAAAAGACAAAACAGAAGCTAAAAAAGATGCTATAAAAACTTTAGAGTTAGAGAATATTAGCGGAGACGATGTTAACGAAGTGATAGAGCGTGTTTTTACGCTTCCTGATGCAGAATTAAAGGTAAAGAGTAATGATGTACTAGCGGACTTAAAAACATTCTTAAAATCGTTTGATTTGCGTTTTAATGAGATTACTAGAAATTACGAGCTAAACGGAGAACCAATGATTGATCGTGACTATAACTCATTTTACATCAAAGCCATTGAGCAAGTGGATGAAAAAGTCACAAAAGACCGTTTATTTTCTTTGATAGATTCTGACAACACGGCTAGTTTCTCTCCTTTTTCTGAATTTATAAATAAATATAAGCACTTGCAACCTACAGGTAATTTTGAAAAACTGTGTCGATGCATAAAGTATAAGCAATATACTTATGTTAATGGGGTAAAGCATCAAGTTGATGATTATTTAGAGCTTTTTTTAAAGAAGTGGCTACTTGGTATTATCTCATCCATGCACGGCACCTATTCTATTTTAGTTTTAGTTTTTACTGGAGGGCAAAGAGCGGGTAAGACTAAATTTTTTAGGGGCTTACTTCCTGACGAACTAATGTCTTTTTACGCAGAATCAAAGCTTGACTCTGGAAATGATTCCGAAATTTTAATGACAAAAAAACTGATTATTTTAGATGACGAGTTTGGAGGTAAAAGCAAGCAGGATGCCAAAAGATTGAAGGAGTTATCTTCTAAGCAATGGTTTAATATTAGGCGTCCATACGGTAGGACTAGCGAAGATTTAAGACGTTTGGCCGTTTTATGTGGCACCTCAAATGACGAAGAAATTATAAATGACCCTACTGGAAATAGGCGTATAATTCCAATTAATATTTTGGATATTGACCATGAAAAATTTGAAGAAATAAATAAAATAGACTTGTTTATTGAACTTTATCATGAGTGGGTTTCTGACAAAGATAGGTTTATGCTTACTAAAGAGGATATTGAGATATTGAACAGTTGCACGTCGTTAAATGAGCAGCCTAGCCAAGAGGAGGAAATGATTTTAAAATATTTTAAACCTGCAGAAATAGCAGTAGGTAATTTTGTATATATGACGAATACGGAAATCAAAGCTTTTATAGAAGAAAAGCATCATTCAATAAGGATGAATCCTTATAAGCTTGGGCTAACACTTAAAAAGTTGGGATTTGAAAAAACAAGTAAAAGGGTTAGCGGATCAGTGCCTAAAACTGTTTATTTGCTAGAGTACGTTTAATAACAAACCATTAAATAAAATTAAAAGTTTAACTTTATATGTTAAACTTTTTTTGTATATTTGAATTATTAATTTAAATTTTTATAATTATGGAACATGTTTATTTCTTTAGGGAAACTGGAAGACCTTATGTAAAAATAGGTATGACAAAAAATGAAATTGAAACAAGATTTAATTCTTTTAAGACTTACGCACCTCTTGGAGCTTATATTGTTGGTTTTATAAAAACAAAAGATTCTTTTAAATTAGAAAACGAGCTACACGAGCAGTTTAAAGACAAAAGAGTTTTTGGAGAGTTTTTTAATATTTCAGATGACGAAGTTTATAATATTATAAATAAATATAATTCATCGTTTGGCGAAATAGTTTCATTTATGAACACATTAATTGAAGATTATGATTATAGTTT